CTGCGCCGCCATGAATTCGGCCAGCGACGTCATGGTCGAATTGGAGACACCGATGGCGTCCCAGTCGGCGACGCGAACGCCGTCGTAGAAGTGATTGATCGTGCCGTCCGTGTACTGCGCCACCACGTAGAGTTTGTTACTGAACGTGCGCACGTCGAGCACACGGGTCATCGCGCCGCCACTGGGGGAGATCAGCCGTTGGTACAGCATCCCCAGCGGCATTGCGCCGGCAAGGTCCGCTGAGCCGAAGACGTAGAGTTGACTTCTGTTGCGCGCGAGACCGTGCGTGCCGGCGGGGAGCGTGTATTTGAGCACGAACTTCTTCGCGCGCTCGATGTCGCCGCCGCGCGAGATGTGCGCGTTCTTGAGGGTGTAGAGCGTGCCGGCAACGCCCGCGATGCGCGGACGTCTCCTGTCCATGCCATATTTGAAATCTGCGACGGCAACGTAAGCCATTAGCCGTTGACCTGGACGACCACGGTGGGAGCCGGCTTGTTCATGCCGCCCTCGGTCAGCGCGTAGGTGCGACTCGCGCCCTTGATGCGACCACGTAGTCGTGAGTAGAGGGCTTGCGCGCTGCGCAGCTTGCTCTCGGCGTCGGCGCTGCCTTGAGCGAGGAGCAGCTCGGCGGCCGAGAACGCCACCACCAGGTTATCGTCCAGCATGCACTGGTCGATGTCGTTGACCAGCCGCACGAACTGCCGCCAGCCGATGAACTGGATATACTGGGTCGTGTCGTCCGGTACCGGCCAGACCTCGTACATCACGTGGTTGTCGACCGAGCGCATGTCCCAGAACTGCACGGGCGAAGAGCGTTCGCCGTCCTCGGTGTCGAACTGCGAATACTGCTCGAACCCGATGCCCCTGGTGATCGGGCATGCTACGCCATTGTGCCAGACCGCCACCTTCTCGATCCGTTCGGGATCGAGCGTGTGAAAATCGTAGAGATATTCACCAGAGAGCATCGGGTCCGAATTGAAGACCACGCGCAGGAACGGCCAGTCGTAATCGGTATAGAGGAACTCGTAGTTGCGGTTGAGCACCCGCTTTAGTCCATCCACATCCGACGAACTCACTGCGGGATCGGTCGATCGGCGCAGCTCGTCCCGCAGCATGTTGATCAGCATCAGGAATTGCGAGCCGCGCATGGTGGTTATCCTTCGTCCAGCACCGACGATTTGGTGGCCTTCTTGCCCTTCGCTTCGATGACGTGCGGCTCCGGCAGGCTAGAGATGTTGCCATCCGGCTCCATCTCCACGATCTCTTCGTCCTCGCGCGCCAGCGGCAGGTCGGAGAACTCGGCCAGTGCTGGAGCCTCGTATTCCATCGGAAGCCGGTTGCCGACGCCGTAGAGCGCGTTGAGGATCGCGATGCCGCCGAACTGTCCTGGCGCGTTGTAACGGGTGCCGATACGGGCGCGCTCCTGGTCGTCGGTGCGGTTCACGCCCTTGCCGGTCTTTTTGGGATTAATGATCGGGTCGGTGCCGCTCTCGTTCTTGCCGTGGATGGCCCTCAGCACGTACAGCTCGACAGCGGTGACGCTGGGCATATGCACCGAATTATCGCGCGAACCATTGAGCAGGATCGTGGCTTCGTAGAGGGGTCTAATCATGGGTCACAGCCTTTGCAGATAGATGGTGGACCAGGTGGGTAGGGCGGCAAACGATCAACCTGGCTCTCTCGCGGCGCAGGAGCGTCAATGAAGACGTGGCACAGCCACCCCCAGCAACTGCGCAATGATATAGACCACCACGACCACGATTATCACCACGATCAGGACATTGATGATCGTGTGGAAGGGAGCCGGGAGCGGGATCAAGGGCAAGAGCTGTTGCACGGCCCACAGGATGACGCCGAGCACGATCAGCAACAGGATGATCGATATCAAAGTGCTAATCATGGTCGCCTCCTGGAGTTAAAAGACGAGGGGCAGGGGACCACCCCTCGTCTCTACGCTTACGCAACAAACTGCGGAACGCCACGATCGTCCGGAGCGGGCGACAGCACGATCAGCGAATAGGACGTCAGACCGTCTGTCGGCGTGAGCGGCGCATAGGTGCCGCGCGTGTCGCCAGTGGTCGCAGTCGACGCGATCGTGATGCCAACCGTCGAAGTGCCGGTCGGCGCCGCCACCACGCCGTTCTTGACCTCGTAGACCACTTGCGTGGTGGCCGAGATCCGCGCCGGGAAGCCGAGCTGCAGGCCACAGCCGACTGTTGCAGCCGTGATCGCCGCAGACGACGTCACGCTGGTAATCGAGGCGAACGCCTTCTTGCCGGTGAACGTTGCGCCGCTGGGCGAGCTTTCAGTCAGCAATGCCCCGTCCACGTCGGTGCCGCGAACGGTCACCACGGCAGTACCGGTCCACGCCGCCACGACGTTACGTGGGACGTCTGGAGATCCACCACGTGCGCCACTCAAGGCGAACGCAGCGCCAGCGCCCACCGACTGCGACAGTGCGTAGCTGTTTGCCGCCGCAGTGATCGGAGCGCCGAAGTAGAAGCCGACGAACGGTGCCCGGACGATCTGCTTGTTGAGCTGCACGTCGTCGTCGACATCCGCGCCGATGATGTCGAGGCCGAGACGAACCGTCGTGCCCGCAGGCATCGTGGTCGCCCCCAGCCAGGTCACAGTGATCACGCTGGTGAACGCCACCGTGAAATCCTTGGGGGCTGAGTACTCGGCACCCAAGGCGTACATCTTGTGGCTGACCGCCTGGCCGAAGACTGCTTGCGAAGTCCCGGCCGGATACGCGGCGGTGAAGGTGCCGGACGTCGCAACGTCAGACGCCAGGTATGCCGTAGTGGAAGCAGAAGACATGGGTTTACCCTTTCCTTATGCGATGGAGTAAACGCCGTGACAGTTGCGCTGATCAGTGACCAGCCCGCCAACCCACGTCTTCGCGCGATAAAAGACATATTTATCGGTGGGACGTGACGGAGAGTGATTGCGCATGCTCTCGCCTTCGACCGCCATCGGGTAGATGTGCTTGGTGTCGAGCACGTAGAGATACTTGCTCTTGCCCTGGTCATCGAGCGACGGATCATACTTGATCGGCTTGCCCTTGAACGCGATGTCGGCGATCGACGCGTCGATCATGCCCTTGTTGGCCCAGCCTTCGAGCGTGTAGTTGCCCTTGGCGCGCAGCTCTTTCTCGAAGAACTCCATGAAGTCGCTGCCCGCCAGCAGAAGATTCGGGTTGCCGCCGTAGCGGCGAAGCTGACGGAACTCTTTCTGCAAGAGCGTGACCACGCCCTGCAAGGTCGGGTCTGCAGACGCGATCGCGAGCGATGCACGATTGCGCCACCAGGTGTTGGCCACCTGATCGATACCGCCGACCGTCGCCGCCGCTGCCGGGTTGTCGACCACGAACGACTGGATGCCGGGGACCAGCTTGGTGTCGGGAAGACCGTCGTCCCAGAACATGGTGTTCATGCCCCGGTCGGTGCCTTCCTGCATGTCTTCGAGCTTGTCTTCCAGCAGGTTAGCGAGGCGGACTTCCTCGCTGTGCGTCGCAGTGGTGGAGCCGTCGTCGGTGTCTGTGACCGAGATGCCGTTTTTGATCAGCTCGTGCATCGAGAACTGGATGCCGGAGTGGATCAGCTTGTAGGGGAATTTCGCGGTCTTGATGTTCTGCGGATCGGAATAGGTGACCGCGTCATCGTGCACGAATCCCATGATCGTGGTGGTGTAGACACCCTTGACCCGGACGGTGATGAACTCGAGGCCGCCGGGAAAGGACTTCTCTTTTGCCATAAGGGCATCGAGAAGGGGCTTGTCCTGGATGGTGCTCGACGTGATTTTGCCACGCCGGAAGTGGAAGTCGATGGCGGCGTTGGCCGCGTTCTCAAGCTGCGCTGCGGTGAAAGGCATGGGACTGCGTCCTCGCAAGTCCCGCTACGTCGAACCCCTTGTGCTCATGCGGATCGCGTCCAGCATGGATTTCGGTTCGGCTACGTTGCGGGTCGAAGACCCGCCACCGTTCAGTGATCTCACCGCCGTCGGTTTTGGCAGAAGCGCGCGTAGGTCGGCCGTCACGCGGTCGTAGATGCGATTGAACATCTCGACGGCGAGCTGCGGCGACGCTGGCGGGCCTTTCTGCAAAACTTCCAGCTGGGCAAGCTCATGCACGCGGGCGGACTTCTTGCTCCAGTCGAGATCCTGCCCCGCCTTCGTCCGTTCCCAGTCGTCTGCTGTCGTGACCAGCGACTGCATATGGGTCTGGTACAGTGTCCGCTGCTCGGCCTGTTGACGCTCCTGCGCGGCGTATTCTTCCCGCGCTCTCGCGTGCTGTGCCTCGCTGCGGGCCATGGCCAGCTCGCGAGCATGCTGTTCGGTGAGGTAGCCCTGCTGAACCTGTTGCGTCAGGTCCTCGGGCAGCACCACGCCAGCCTGCTTCTGAAGCTGCTGGACTATCGGAACGAGCTTCCGCAGAGCTTCGTGCGGGTTGCCTGACTTCATCGTGGTGGCGATGTCGAAGACCGTGTCGATTTCCTCGGCCTTCAGCTTCGTGCCGCGAATGTAGTCGACGACCCTGTCGTACTCGGCGACCCGTTTTTGCAGTGTCTCGTTCTGCTCGCGGAGTTCGCCATTGCGCGACGTTAATCGCTCGAAACTCTTTTTAGTCCGGCCCTTGAGCTGTGATCTTTCGGCTTCGGTCAGCTCATCGGACGCCGTCTGCTCCGCTGTCTTTTCAGACGCCGGAACGGCTTTAGTCGGGTCTTGATCTGGTTCAGAGGCTGGCGGGGCCTCGTCCGCGTCTTTGGGCTGGAGGGCGGCATGCACCGCCTCAGTCATCGACTTGGGTTCGCCTGGGCTTGGTTCTGCCGGTGACGAGTCAGCAGGCGCTACGTCGGGAGCGGCGGTCTGGGCTGGGCCATCGACCGGAGTTGTTGATTCAGGTGACGAGTCCGAATCTGCCATTTACGTCGGGGTCCGCGCCCTGTGGGATGTCGGGCGAATACGCGCGCATTACTCACAGACACCGACGCGCGCGTCAAGTAGTTGCGCTCGCAACTATCTCGT